AAAACTCACCGGGCTTGATAAGCAGATTGTGGAAATGCGCGGCAGCCTTGGCCTTAACCTGAATAAATCCCTCACTGAGCTATTCGAAGATGACAGCGATTAACCCGATATTCAAACCGTTCATTAAGCCACACCGTTACAAAGTGGCAAAGGTGGGCGCGGGTCAGGGAAAAGCTGGACTATTGCACGTTTACTCGTAGAGATATCTCGCCGGGGGTGCTATCGCTTTCTCTGCGCCCGCGAACTCCAGAACAGTATTAGCGACTCAGTAATCCGATTGCTCGACGACACAATAAACCGTGAAGGATATGCATCAGAATTTGAGGTGCAGCGTGCGAGTATTCGACACCTGGTGACCGGCAGTGAATTTATGTTCTACGGCATCAAGAACAACCCTACCAAGATTAAGTCGCTAGAAGGTATCGACATCTGCTGGATGGAAGAAGCGGAGGCGGTATCAAAGGAATCGTGGGAAATCCTGATTCCTACCATTCGTAAGCCAGGCTCAGAAATCTGGGTCAGCTATAACCCAAAGAACATCCTCGACGATACGCATCAGCGCTTCGTCATTGCGCCTCCTGATGACATCTGCCTGCTGACCGTCAACTACACAGATAATCCGTGGTTTCCTGACGTTCTGCGGCTGGAGATGGAAGAGTGCAAGCGTAAAGACTATGACCTTTACCTGCATATCTGGGAAGGAGAGCCGGTTGCAGACAGCGACATGGCAATCATCAAACCATCGTGGATTGCAGCTGCAGTAGATGCTCACCTGAAGATTGGCTTTGAGGCATCCGGGCGTAAGCGCATCGGCTTCGACGTTGCTGATGAGGGTGAGGATAGTAACGCTACAACACTGGCTCATGGCTCAGTTGTTACCGACTGCCAGCAGTGGAACAAAGGCGACGTCATCACTTCAGCAGATCGCGTAAAAAACTACGCAGAAGAGGTCAGGGCTAGCGAAATTGTTTATGACTCCATTGGTGTTGGTGCTGGCGTAAAAGCCCACCTCAAGCGCGTGTGTCGCATTCCTGCTACTGGTTTCAATGCCGGTGAGTCAGTCTTTAAGCCTGAGGCTAAATATGCCGAAGGGAAGACCAACAAAGACATGTTCTCCAACATCAAGGCGCAGGCATGGTGGGGAGTGCGTGACCGGTTCTACAACACCTGGAGAGTTGTGAAGCATCTGGAAGCAAATCCAGACGATCGCGATTTCGTTAAGCAATTCTCTGACGACCAGCTAATCAGCCTTTCCTCTGGTATCAAGCAGCTTGAGTACCTCAAGGCTGAGCTATCTCGCCCATGGGTTGATTACGACAATAACGGTCGCGTGAAGGTTGAGAGCAAAAAGGACATGAAGAAGCGCGGCATACCATCACCAAACATGGCCGACTCGCTCATTATGGCATTCGCTCCGATTCACAAGCCATTCCATATTCCTGACGAGATACTCCAATGACAAGACGCAAGCAAACAGCGCAACCTACTCGACAGGGGCCAGCAAAAATCACGCAGAGGCATCTTGATAATGCCTCTGTAGCAAATGATGAGAAGCCGTACGCTGAATTTAAACGATATGAACCACTGCCCGGGGTAATCCCTGAGGCGAAGAAGGAAGCCACTCTGGCGATGGATGCAACGCCGTACGACGTGCTTAACAGCATGTCAATCGGCACAGAGTATTCAGGCTTCCGTGGTTATCCGATTCTCGCCGCCATGTCTCAGCAGGTCGAGTATGCGAACATGCATACCGTTATGGCCGACGAAATGACGCGTAACTGGATTGATATAAAAAGTCGCAAAGATGGCGATGAAGATATTGACCTGATGGAGCAGGCGCTCGTTAAGTACGACGTGAAGCGCTTAATCCATGAAGCTGTGAAGCAGGACTCAATGTTCGGCGTGGCGCATATCTACGTCGACACCGGGGCAAGCGAAACAGAGCTTGAGAAGCCACTCTTCCTCGACCCTCGCAAGATTCCAAAGGGTTCGCTGAAAGGTCTGCGTTGCGTTGACCCGACATGGATTTACCCGGCGATGTACAACACTCGCTGGCCTCTGTCTGATAACTACTACAAGCCGCAAGCATGGTTTGTCATGGGGCAGACGGTTCACGAGTCACGCTTTATCGACATTATCAGCCGACCGGTGCCAGACATCCTCAAGCCGTCATATTCGTTTGGTGGTCTGTCGCTGACGCAGCTGATGGAGGATTACGTTACAGACTGGCGAGACGCCAAGAAGAACGTCATCAAGATTCTCCGCACTCTGCGTATGCGGGCGCTGAAAACTGACATGGATGCTCGCCTTGCTGAGCCAGGGCAGTTCGATAAGCGCATCAAGCTCTTCACTGGCCTGCAGGATAATCAGGGATTGTGGGTGCTCGACAATCAAGAGGACCTGCTCCACATGCAGACCTCTCTTAGCGAATTGTCCAACCTGTTATCCAACTATCAGGACCAGATGTGCATCCCGGCTCGCATCACTAACCTGAAGCTCCTTGGGAACGCTCCAGCAGGACTTAACGCATCAGGCGACTCTGAGCTTGAGACGTGGCACGAAACCATCTCAGGGATGCAGGAGCGCGATATTCGACGGGCTCTGGAAAACATCTTCAAGATTATCCAGCTCTCCGAGTTTGGCGAAATCAAAGAGGACATCTATTTCGAGTTCCGTCCACTGGATGAGCTGAGCGAGAAAGAGAAAGCCGAGATTGCCAAACTGAAGGTCGAAACGGTAACTACCGCCGCTGACTCGCAACTGGTCGACACCGAAGAGGCTCGCGATGCACTGAAATGCATTGAAGGCGCTGGCTTCGAAAATCTGGATGGTGATTATGAACCGGAAGAAGACGAAGAGTCTGAAGCCAGTGAATTACAACGCGGGAAACATCAGGTGGTATCAGAAAGAGCTGCTCAGAACGATTCGTGAGATGAACGATGACGTTAAGGCGGAGATAGTAACCATCATGCGAGATAACCCGCTGGCGATGGATATGGCGATGGATGCTAACCCGGTTGACCTGGTGAAGCGTGCCATATCCTCACTGGCTAAGAAATGGATAGACAACTTCATCAGGAAGGCGATTCCGGTTTCCGATGAGGTGGCAGATAAGACGCTTGAGGCTGTCGACCGTGGCATCCTCGCATCTGCCCGCAAAGACTCTCTGGTTATTAACCTGCAATGGACTGACGCCATGCTGCAAAAGCGTGACGCCATCATTGCTGAAAACGTGGCTCTGATTCGCTCGATACCTGAGAAATACTTCACAGAAGTCGAGTCGATGGTCTTCAGGTCTATCGCCAAAGGTGGAGATCGCAAACAACTGGCCGATGAGATAGAGCGTGAATTTGGTAAGCGCCATGGCATCACCAGACGCCGCGCTGAGTTCATCGCTCGCGACCAGGTACGCAAGGCTACCAGTGCGCTCTCAAACGCACGACATCAGGCGGCAGGCATCAAGAAAGGCATCTGGCTTCACAGTGGTGGTGGCAATCAACCACGACATAAGCACGTGAAGGCTAACGGCGAGGAATTCGACCTAGATAAAGGATTGCCGATTGGCGACAAGGGTCAGTACGTGTTACCAGGCGAGGAGCCAGGTTGTGGTTGCACATGGAAACCAAAGTTGCCGTTTTAAAACGAAACAAAACAACAATGTCACTTCGGTGGCCTTTTTTATTGCCTGAAGAAAGGAAATGAGCATGAAAGACGTCGATGTTATTTCAGAGCGAGTTGGTGATTGCTCATATACGCGAGTAAGCAATAGCAACTTGGTTGTAACCCTAGAGCAGATTGGTTCGACAAAATCTCTTACCACGTATGGCCGGGGAAATGTCAGGCAAATGAAAGCGATTGCCAGATGGTTTCATAAGTCACTCCAGTAATTAGAAGGTGGCAAATGCCAGTACATCAAAAAGACGGCTCCTGGTGGTGGGGTTCAAAAGGACCGTTCCCATCAAAAGAAAAAGCCGAAGAAGTAGAGCGAGCGGCATACGCGAACGGCTACGCCAAAGACTCTGCATTCGCATTCGACAGGGCAAGCGTGCGCACCTATGACGCGGATGGAAAGCTCCACGTAGAGATAACCCCAATCAGCAAGGCCAATGTCTGCGTTTACTACGGACGCGAGATTCCAGGCTGCGATGAGTTAGGGCTCATTCCTGATAAAGCATATCGCCTCCTGCGTGACCCTGAAGAGCTGCGCAAGGCCGCAGACACATTCAACAACCAACCGCTGCTTAACACGCACATCGCCGTGTCAGTGCTTGACCCACCGAAAGAAGCAATCATCGGATCAACCGGTGAAAGCGCTGAATTCGACGGCACCTACCTGAAAAACTCTCTCGTCATTTGGGATGTGAATTCCATCATCGGCGTGGAGAACAAGCAGCAGCGCGAAATTTCATCCTCATACCGCTACCGGCTCGATATGACACCGGGCGAGTACGAGGGAGAGGCATACGATGGCGTCATGCGTGACATCGTTTGTAACCACGTGGCAATCGTGCCATCGGGTCGTGCAGGCCCGGATGTATTTGTATACGACTCACAACCGACAGGACTCAAACTGATGTCAAAAATCAAATCACTCATGACCCTCATCCGGCCATATCTGGCTAATGATGAGAAGTCAGAAGAGGTAGAAAAGAAAGTCGAAGCCATCATCAAAGATGAAGACGAAGACAAGAAGAAAGCAGAAGACGAAATGTCCGAGGAAGAGAAGAAAAAACTCGCCGAAGACGAAGAGTCGGAGAAAGAAAAAAAGGCTGAAGACGAAGCCGAAGAAGAGAAAAAAGAGAAAGAAAAAATGGCAAACGACAGCAAGTTAGCGATGGATGCAGCTATCAAGGCGGCAACTAACTCAGTGGAGCAGCGATTCATCGCTCTACGCCAAGCTGAGCGTGATGTGCGTCCGGTAGTAGGCGAGCTGGCCTGTGACAGCGCAGAGGAAGTGTATCGCACCGCTCTGAAGCAACTTGGCTGTGATGAGCATGCCTCAATCCCTGCCGCTGCACTGAGCTCTGTATTCAAAGCCTATGCACGCCAGCCGTCATCCATGGCGCAGGACTCCGCGGTTATCACTACGTCTTCTCGCGAAAACGTTAAAAACTTCTTTGAGGGCAAATAACAATGGCTTTCCAGACAAGTGTATCTGTTTACTCTGGCGTTGGTCAGGCTGGTCAGCCTGCTTCTAACAGCCCAATCATTGCTGCTGCAGGCGGTCCTGGTGCATATCAGGCTGGTTCAAGCGGCCTGGTCATGGCGCGTTTCGCATGGCGTGACGGCGCTAACCCACTCCTGCTGAACAACACCGGCACCGGCAAGCCTGTTGGCTTCGTCTACAACAACGCAAACGCCACCATCGGATATCTGCAAAACTCCAGCATGACTATCCCTGCCGGCCGAGAAGCATCTCCGGTAGTTGGTGGTGACTTCTGGGCTCTGTCTGCTACCGACGCAACTGTAGGTCAGAAAGTATTTGCGGTACTGGCTGACGGTACCCTGAAGACCGGTGCGGCCGGCGCAACCATTTCCGGTGCTGTTGAAACCGACTGGTACGTGGCTAGCCCTGCAACAACCGGCAATCTGTTAATCATCTCTACCTGGAGCAAAGCATAATGCCTCAACTGACTCAGGCTGATTTCGCTGCCTTTAAAGCGGAAGCCGAATCTCGCGGCATTTACCTGCCTGCATCGGTAACTAAGTTTGCAATGGATGCCGACCCTCAGCCGGGTCTTGGCGCAAACGGCGGTATTCCTGCTATTGTTTCAACCTTCATCGACCCTGAAATCGTTCGCACCATCTTCGCTAAGCAGAAAGCGACCGAGATTCTGGGCGAGAAGAAAAAAGGCTCATGGGCTCAAGACACCATGATGATCCAGCGCGTTGAGCAATCTGGTGACGTTGTGGCGTATGACGACTACAGCGAACAGGGTGCTAACCAGGTAACTTCCCGTTGGGAAAACCGCCAGGTGTTTCGCTATCAGACCATGGTTACCTATGGCGAACTGGAGCAGGAACGCTATGGACTGGCTATGCTGCCATACGTAGCAGAGAAACAGCGTGCTGCAGCGTGGACTCTGAACCAGGCGCAGAACAAGTTCTACTTCTACGGCGTATCCGGCCTGCTGAACTACGGCATCCTGAACGACCCATCACTGCCAACTCCAATTACTCCGGCAACTGTTGGTGGCTTTACACTGTGGAAAGACAAGCAGGTTATCGATATCTACAACGATATCCTGGCGCTGTATGAAGACCTGATCACTCGTACCAATGGTGCAGTTGGTGATGGCGTTGATATGGCCTCTCCACTGGTTCTGGCGATGTCGCCTAAGACCTCCGTTTGGTTCAAAAAGGCCAACGAAGTCTTCGGTAACTCCGTTGAGAAGATGGTCAAAGATACCTTCACCAATATCCGCATCGAAGTTGCGCCTCAGTACAGCACTGATGCCGGCGAACTGGTGCAGATGTTTGTTGAGACTGCTCAGGGTCAGGACGCGGGTTACTGCGCATACAGTGAGAAGCTGCGTGCACATCCAGTCATCACCATGACCTCTAGCTGGAAACAAAAACACTCTGGCACAACCTACGGCGCGGTGATTACTCAGCCGTTCCTGTTTGCTCAGCTTCTGGGGGTTTAATCGATGGCTAAGCCTTCAACCTACGTTATCGGTTGCAAACTCCCAAACGGCCTGTCATTCCGTCACGGTGATCAGAAGATCACCCTGGCGGGTGCTAACTCCTCTCAGCTTGTAAACGGGTTCGGCCTGACAAAAGGCGTTCCCGCTGAAGCGTGGGAAGCATTCGAGAAGAATCACAAGGACGCACCATTCATTCGTAATGGAATCGTCTTTGCTGTTACTGATGAGAAATCAGCAGCAGACGCCTCTCTTGAACGCTCTCGCCAAAAGACGGGCCTTGAGCAGGTTAGTGCTAAAGATGCTGGCGTAGAGGAAGAAAAAGAGGAATAAGCCATGGCAGTCGTGACTCTGGATATTGCCAGTTTCCGCGCCATGTACCCTGAATTCTCCAACGTTCCAGATGCAATCCTTCCATTCCTGTTTGACCAGTCCACTGACTATCTGAATAACACTGATTACTCACTCGTCGATGATGTCGTGAAGCGAGAGCGTTTGCTCTACATGCTCATGGCGCATCTGGCGTATGTGCGTTACGGCGACAATCGAGGTCGTGGCGGCTCAGGAATGGTTGGGCGCATTGCGTCGGCTACAGAGGGCAGCGTGTCAGTTTCATCTGACCTCGGCCCTATTGAGTTCAGGTATGCGTGGTATACGCAGAGCCCATATGGCATGGACTTCTGGCAGGCGACGAAAGTCTACCGGATGGCTAATTACTATCCTGGAGATAACTATGTCTGATGGCCTCGATAAGTACCTGGAAGGAATGGCTGAGAGACTCAATGCCACTGAGGTAAGGGCTGGCTTTCTCGGCGGCTCAACATACCCAGACGGAACCAGCGTCGCGATGGTTGCCACTCGTAACGAGTACGGTGACCCGGCAAACAATCAGCCTCCACGTCCATTCTTCCGAAATGCAATCGCAGACAAGCAGGAGGAGTGGAAGAAGACGATTGAGCGCGGTCTTGCTTCAGGTCTTGATTCCAGAACGGTGCTTGAGGTCGTTGGAGCTCAGATTAAGGGTGATATTCAGGAGTCGATTGCAACGCTTATTGAGCCTGCACTCTCCGAAGTCACACTTGAGCGACGCAGAAACAGAAAAGTGATGCCTAACCAGTCAGATAAGCCTCTCGTCGACACCAGGGTGATGATTGGTGATGTTAACTACGAGGTTACCTGATGAACCTGCACCAAATTGTTCGAGGGGCGATCACAACGGTTAACCCTGACGTTTCCGGCGTACTGAAAGTGAACAGCGGATTTACAACCGCACCTGGCGGTAAGCGCGTGCAGTCATACACCGATGTTGATGTGATTGTGCAGATGCAGTCTTTGTCATCTACCGACCTTAAGCAGATTGATGCAATCAACATTCAGGGGATTCTGCAAAGCGCCTATCTGAATGGGAATTTCAATGGCATTAACCGACCTGAACAGCAGGGCGGAGACATGCTGATTGTTGATGGCAAGACATGGCTGGTTGTGAAAGTAGCGGAGCTTTATCCGGACTGGTGTCACCTGATTGTTAATCTGCAGAGGTCGCCATGACAGCCACAGTAGACATTACCGAGCTTGACCTGCGTATCGCGCTACAGGCGTTTCTGATGGATATCACCGGACTTACCATCGACAACGTTTTGGTGGGTCAGCAGAACCTTACGCCAATGCCACTTCATGACTTCATCATCATGACGCCGCTGAAGCAGATAGGCCTGTCTACCAACCGCGTCAAATACGACGACAACGGCGTGTATGGCGAAGGTAAACAGCTAAACCAGCGCAGCACGCAATGGCCTTGTCAGATTGACTGTTACGGTGAGAACGCAGCTGATAACGCTGCAATCATCGGTACGTTAATCCGCTCAGACTTTGCCTGTGAGTGGTTCAGGCAGAACGGCAACGTCATCACCCCTCTTTACTGCTCAGACCCTCATCAGACGACGATGATAAACGGCGAGCAACAATACGAAGGCCGCTGGACGATGGAATTCATCGGGCAATTCAACCCGTCTGTTACCACACGCCAGGACTTCATGGACAGCATTACAGTCGGCGTTATTGCCGCAGATTTAAAATACCCACCGGAGAGTGCATAAATGGCAATCCCATTACGCAAAGATATTCAAATCAATCCTGGAGTGCTGCCAGCGGGCGGTTCAGCGCTTGATCTGAATGGCCTTATCCTTACCGACAGCGCTTATGCTCCGGTGGGGAGTGTTATCACATTCACGAACAAAGAAGACGTAGCGGCCTATTTCGGTAGTGCATCGGCTGAATTCAGCATGGCTGAAGTGTATTTTCAGGGCTACGACAATTCCACCAAGACCCCGGGCGCGTTGCTGTTTGCACGATTTAACCCGGAAGCAGCGGCAGCGTGGTTACGCTCAGGCTCTATGGCGGCCGTAACGTTAGACCAGCTCAAATTGCTGAGCGGTGTACTGACACTGACCGTTGACGGGACTGCGGTGACATCAGCCAGTATTGACCTGAGTACAGCAACAAGCTTTGCTATGGCTGCTGACCTGATTGAAACAGGTATCGGTTCCAGCGTAACGGTAGAGTTCGACACCACTCAGAAGCGCTTCATCATCACCAGCGCGACCGATGGCGCAGCGAGCACTATCACATACGCAACCGGTACTTTGTCTGCTGGACTGAAGCTGACAGCCGCTACTGGCGCTCAGTTGTCGCAGGGCGCAGATGCAGCAGTAGTGACCACGGCGATGCAGTCAGTGCTGGATAGCTCTCAGAACTGGGCAATCTTCACTACATCCTTCACGCCGACCGAACAAGAGGCGCTGGACTTCTCCGCATGGGTTAACGGCCAGAATTACCGCTTCGGATACGTTCCATTCACGCTGGAAGAATCCGCTCTGGTATCTGGCTCAACCGACACGCTGGCGTACAAAATCATCAGCACTTACGACTATTCAAACGTCGTACCGGTGTTCGGTGACCAGACTCACGCAGCGAGCGTTATTGGTTATGCAGCATCTCTTGACTTCGACCGCCAGGAAGGCCGTGTACCATTCAAATTCCGCTCACTCGGCGGCCTGCTGCCAGAAGTAACCACGTCAGCAAATTACGATGCGCTGATTGCCAATGGATACAACTTCTACGGCGCGTACACGGCGAATAACTACGACACCCGATATTGGGCCGATGGCACCATCACTGGTGACTTCAAGTGGTTTGACTCCTTCTGCTTCCAGATTTGGCTGAATGCCAACCTGATGCAGGACGCTATCGAACTGTTCCAGTCCAATCGCAGCATTCCGTACAACGCACGCGGCAAGGCGATCATCGAGGCTTCCTTCTCCGATACGCTGAATCAGGGCATTACCTTTGGCGGTATCCGCACTGGCGTAACACTGTCCAGCTCTCAGATTTCAGAGATTCAGAATGCCGTAGGCGCTGACATCTCTCCATCACTGATTGCCAAGGGTTACTACCTGTATATCGCAGACGCTACTCCTACGCAGCGTCAGGAGCGCACAAGCCCGAGTATGACCCTGTGGTACTGCGACGGTGGGTGCGTACAGAAAATCACTCTCGCAAGCATTGAGGTGCAATAAATGTCCAACACTATTACAAGCGCTGATTCAATCTTTGCCCTCACTGTTACCAACCTGTTCCCCAGCGCTCAAACGCTGGAAGGTTACGCAGCGGACGCGATGTTTGCTCTGGGTGATACAGAAATGGCGGTTTCCGTCCGTGGCGCTGACGGTAAGCTCTCTGGCGGCTTCGTATTCGGTGAGTATCTGCAGACGATCACAATCATGCCTGACAGTCCATCTCGTGACCTGTTCGAGACCTGGCAACTGACGTCACTGACCTCGAAAGCAGTATTCCGCTGCAACGCAACAATCATCCTCCCGGCGATTGGTCGCAAGTTCACTCTGACCAACGGAATTCTGCAACGCGCAAAAGCCATCCCTGATGCGCAGCGCGTCCTGCAGGCGATGACCTTCCAGATTAACTGGGAGAACTGTGTTGGCGAAGCTTATAACGCATAAGGATTAACATGGCACGCAAAGAGCTTTACTACACCGTCGAAGATAAAGGCCGTGACAATGGGAAGAAGTTTTACATTCGTGAAATGTCAGCTACTCAGGCTGAGTGGTGGGCAATCCGAGCGATATTGGCGATGGCTAATAACGGCATTAATCTTCCGGATAACCTTTCAGATATGGGTATGGCAGGCATGGCGAAAGTCGGCCTCGAAATGGTGGCTAAAATCCCTCCAGAGGATGCACGGCCTCTCCTGGACGAGCTGATGAAGTGTGTTCAAGCGGTGCCAAATCCAGATGATCAAAGCATCAAGCGACCGCTGATTGATGATGACACTGAAGAGGTTATTACTCGCCTGAAACTTCGCGGTGAAGTCTTTAAGCTGCACGTCGATTTTTTAACTGCCGCCGCCAGTTAGACATCCCTCCGGTAATGGGTCAGCAAATCGCTGGCCTGACCGACTATGCCAACGTACCTAAAACAATAGCGACGGTCCTGTCATCGGGTAAATGCTCGTTGACAGAACTAAGCACAACGCTTGGTGTAGAGGATTTATGGTGGTGGCTTGAAATTATTACAGTCGACAATTACAACCAAATGGTCATCAACAGGACTCAGGAGAATGGCTGATGCCAACGATTATTGACTCACTGGTAGTCACTCTTGGTCTTGACTCTTCCGGATTCAAGAAAGGCCAGACAGAAGTAAAAAAAGGCCTGGACGATACCAGAAAGAATGCTGACCAGACAGCTAAAGACATGGAGGCCGCAGGTAAAAGAGCGGCCTCATTTTTTGGCTCAATCCGAACAGAATTACTTGCGCTGGTAGGTGTCACTTTATCGGCGCAGGGTATCAAGACCTTCATCACCAACATGACATCGGATTTGATGCGGTTGGGGATTGAATCACGAGCGCTGGATATCTCGGCCAAGTCTCTTGATGGATGGGAGAGAGCGGCAGCGGCAGCCGGTTCAACTGCAGAGCGTATGGCTGGCACGCTGGGCAACTTCCAGAAGACGCTGACAAACATTCGTACAGGTGGCGGTCAGGATGATCCGCTTTTTGGCGCTCTGGCGTCATTCGCCGGTGCAACTGGTGCTAACTTCGACTACCAGAACGACAACGCCGAAAAAATCATGCGCAAGATTGCCAGCAACTGGGGCAAGCTTAGCAAAGATGCTCAGCGCAGATTTGGTGGCATGTTTGGGTTTGACAATGCCACTCAGCAGGGGCTTGCTAATGGCTCTCTGGTTCAGGATGCAGATCGCTTTGCGAAGATATCCCGCGCTACCGATGAAGCAACCAGAAAGGCGCTGGAGTTTAACCGCCGCCTGCAGGAGATGAAGCAGAACTTTACTGCGGCATCTCAGGTGCTCTATGAGGCGCTGATTCCATACATCGAGAAGCTCATTCCCCTGATTGAGAAGTTCGGGATATGGATTAGCACTCACGGACCAGAAATAAGCAAATTCTTCTCCGACACAGCAGATGAAATTAACAAGGTTGTTGATGCTGTAGGAGGTCTGGAAAACGCTCTAAAACTTCTCCTGGTGTTTGTAGGCGGGAAGTGGCTGTTAGGCATGACCAGTTCAATCGGTGGCGTCAGGGGCGCTCTCACTGCGCTTGGTCGCGTGAGCATGATTGCCGGTCTGGTAGAGCTCCAGAAATACGCCGAGCAACTTGAGAAGAAATACTCATGGCTGACTGACAATCCGGTGACAAACTTCCTGAATGGAAGCGCAGGAACAGACACAACCACGGAATGGGGTAAGCAACTTCACGACTGGATATTCGACAAAACCGGTATTGAGTTGCCTCGTGGTGATGGATACAAATCAGCACCTCGCGGCATCCGTAATAACAACCCGGGAAACCTGAACTATGTCGGCCAGGCTGGCGCGACAATGGAGGGTGGTGAGGGCGGAAGGTTTGCGGTGTTCGAGTCAATGCAGCACGGCGTTGCAGCGCTCTACAAGCAACTGCAACTATACTTCAAACGCGGCATAAACACCCTTTCCTCAATCGTCAAAACCTACGCCCCTGCATCTGACAATAACAACGTCGACGCCTATATTTCTGCGCTAACCAAAGCGACAGGAAAAGGCGCTAACGAGGTTCTGGATTCAGGAGACACATCGACAATTGCAAGGTTGATGAAGGGCATTGTCGACCATGAGAACGGCAAGGGCTACATCAGCTCATCTGACATCATGGGCGGTATTCAGTTGGGCGCAGGTTCATCGGCATCTCGCAATATGCCAGCGACAGCCGGAAGCCAGACCAATATCAACATCGGCAAAATCGACATGCAGACATCGGCCGGAAATGCCAATGCGCTTGGTGCTGATATCCAGAGAAACCTTCAGAGAAACCGCCTGGTGAATCCAGCGATGTCAGGGCAGGGATAATATGGCCTTTTCACTGAACGAAACAACGCTACTCAGCGCGATAAACAGCGGCAATATCTTTTCCATTATCAACAGTACCCTTTCGCCTGGTTACGGGGTTTACCTGAAATCAGGCTTAAGGGCATTGTCTCCGTCCTCGTTCCTGGGGATTGAGTATGGGGCGGATGCCTCAGTGGTATCTGCTCCAATTGAGCAAGGTTCTTACAGCAGCTTTAACAAAGTAAAACGGCCGCCAATTATCAGGGTGCTGTTTACGCTGGAGGGATGGACAGGGTTTAGCGGTAGCATTCCCAACCTGACCAACTTCACCCTGACGAGTCGCTCAGACATGTTGGCTGCTCTTGATGCGATGGTTGCTGATGCGCAGGTGTACGACATCGAAACTCCTGACACGACATACGAAGACTATGACCTGGTTAGATACAATTACCGGACATCAGATCGCGATGTGACCCTTCTGACGGTGGAAGCCATTTTTCAGGCTGTGTTGCAGGAGGCCGAAGTAACCCTGACAAGCACCACAGCCAACAGTAACACCACATCGAACGGAACAAGCAAGGCGGCCAGCGTCGTTACTGAGAAGGCAAACTCAACGGCCACTAACTCAACCCTTGAAGATGTCAAAGGCGCACTAACCGGCCTGAAAGAGTCAGTATCCAGTGCTGCAACAACAGTCGCAACGTCTGTCACAAACGCCGTAAGCAATGCCACCTCAGGCATAACAAGCTCTATTAATGGCGCGGCAACATCGGCCATTAAAAACCTTGCGACAACGGTTGATGAACTGGTAGCGGGGTTATCCTGATGCAAAACATTTCTCTCAAGCCCCTCAAGGCTCAGGAAGTCAGCGTCAATCTTGATGGTCAGTCAGTGACTTTGCGCATTGTACAGCGCTCTACAGGCCTGTTTATCGACGTTGGCCTCGATAATTTGTGGATAGCTCAAGGCGTGCTTTGCCATAACTGCAACAAGATAGTCCGCTACCCCTATCTGGGCTTCAAAGGTGAGCTTTTCTTCGCTGATACCAAAGGAAGTCTTGACCCTGTTTATGACGAGCTTGGGACGCGATTCAAGCTGTTCTACGCCACGGCAGATGAGATGGCAGCATGACCTATAAAAAGAGAACGCTGAAATTTCAGTTCACGCTGAAAGACGGTGCTTTTGATGAGTCAGGAAACAACATCCTGACCATCGACAACATCAAGGCGGAAATAGAGATAGGTGCTTATGGCGGTATATCAGGAACGACACTGGAAGCAAGAGTGTTTGGACTGAGCATCGAAAACATGGCTCTGCTGAGCTACAAGGGCATCCAGTTAAACGGTGCAAAGCAGAACATGATGAAGGTTTGGGCAGACGACAGGCCGGTATTCTTTGGCTCTATCACTAACTGCTTTGCCGACCTTAACCAGATGCCAGATGCGCCACTGATAATCAGCGCCTTTTCAACAGGGTTCGACCAGTCAATCACTGCACCGCCTTTCTCAAAAGAAGGCATTGCAAGCGTTGCTGAAATTATCACGACAATAGCAGCAAGCATTGGCTATACGGTGGTTAACAACGGCGTTCTGGCGAAGCTTGAAAATCCTTACTTCGAAGGCAACCCGATAGCACAGATTCAGCAGTGCGCTCATGCGGCAGGCATCGAGATTGATTTCAGGCTGGGAGCTATTTATATATGGCCGCAGGGTGGAAGCATTGACGACACCATACCTCTCATATCACCAGAGCATGGTTTAATTGGATACCCGGTATTCAGTAACTACGGGATTAACTTCCAGTGTCAGTACAGCGATCTGATATTGCGAGGTCGCAAGGTGCAGATAGAAACCTCACTACCGAACGGTAGTGGGGTTTATACGGTGCAGTCGGCAATTCACCATCTTTCGACATGGACTGAAGGCGCTCCGTGGGCAACCATCGTGTGGGCATCAATCGGTCAGCTAACAGTGAGGCAGTAATGAACTTATTTACTACGAGGCCTCAGGACACTGCAACCGATGCCAATTCTCAGCAATTCCTGATGCATCAGTTTCTGATGGGAAAGTCATTCATCACACTGGCGATCGTAACTTCGGTTAATGAATCCGGAGAAGTCGTGTCAGTGAAGCCAATGGTTGAGGGGTTCACTGGGGGCGGAGACCTAATTCCGAACTCGGTGATTCACGGCGTTCCGGTCTGGCGATTGCAGCGCGGTGCCAGCGCCGTAATCATGCCTCCCGTAGAGGGAGATATTGGTCTTATTGCCATTTGCGATCGCGATATCACGGCCGTGAAGAAGACAAAGCAATCCGCACTGCCAGGTTCAAATCGCACCCACAGTTATTCGGATGCCATCTATCTTGGCGGAGTACTTAATGCAGAGCCAAGCCAGTACGTGAAGTTTGCCAATGATGGGATTGATATCGTTTCTCCTCTGGTTGTGCAGGTTAATGGGAACACTGTTGTAGTCAATGCTGATGACAAAATATCTCTGAACGCCCCTATCATTGAGGCAAACGGACAGCTTACGCAGGGAGCTGGTAGCTTCGGTGGTAATGCGACATTCGGCGGCACGATTACTGCTACCGGAGAAGTCACAGGAAACGGCATACATCTCAGTACGCATAAACATGGTGGCGTGGAAACTGGCGGAGGCCAGACAAGCACACCGACAAACTAACCCGCCTCGGCGGGTTTTTTATTGCCCGGAGTTTACATGCTCACCAAATCACTGCTTTTGACAGACCAGTGGGACATCACGCTAGACGACACCGGAAGCATGGCAATCACAGCCAACCCATACGCAGTAGCACAGGACGTAGCGTGTTCTTGCTCTACCTTCCTTGGTGAAGCCTGGTACGACACCACGCTGGGGATTCCTTACTACGAGCGCATTCTCGGTCACTGGCCTGGCACTCAGCTCATCAATACCAAGATGGCAACCGAGGCCAAAAAGCTTCCATATGTCCAGGCGGCATTCTGCACCACAACGGTTGGCAAAGCAGATCGCCTTGCATCCGGCGTGATGACCATAACGGACCAAAACAACGTTCAGACCACAATCCAATTCTGAGGTAACAAATGGCTGAAGTAACAGTTAGCACAGCCGTCCCCTCTGTCACGTTTTCCGCTACCGGCATTGCCGTTCCTGATGAGATAGACATTCTCAACGGGCGATTAACTGACCTTGATACCGCCATGGGCGGAGGGATGAGTAAGAGTCTGACGACTCCGCAGGGACAGATTGCCATGAGCGACACGGCAATCATCGGAGACAAGAACGATAACCTTGCATGGTTGGTTAACCAGATTAACCCTGACTTTGCTGAAGGACGCATGCAGGATGCGATCGGGCAGATTTACTTCATTGACCGTATCGCAGCAATTGGCACAACGGTGACTGCAACCTGCTCCGGCCTTGTGGGAACGGTTATCCCGGCAAACAGCATTGCACAGGATACCAGCGGTTATCTTTACTTCTCGCTTGCAGATGCTGTTATTCCATCCTCTGGTTCTGTCGATGTGGTTTTCCAGAATCAGGCTTCAGGTCCTATCGCTTGCCCAATCGGGGAGCTGAATACTATCTATCGGGCAATTCAGGGCTGGTCGGGTATCGACAATGCTACTGCCGGGGTATTGGGCAATGAAGTAGAGAGTCGGGCAAACTTTGAGTATCGCCGCAAACAGTCAGTTGCTGGAAACTCCAACAATCAGCTTGGGGCTGTGTACGCCAACGTGCTGGCTGTCAGCGGCGTTACCGACGCATACGTGACACAGAACAACACCGGTCTTACAGTAACTAAGGGGTTCACCAACGTATCTCTGGAGCCTCATTCGCTCTACGTATGCGTGTACGGTGGCGCGTCGGCAGATATCGCAAAAGCGATCTGGCAGAAGCTTCCTCCTGGACCGTCAATGGTTGGCAACACCACATACACGGTGGTTGACGATGTTAACTACGTTCAGCCTTACCCTGAATACGAAATCAAATGGCAAACTCCATCAGCGGTAAGCGTCTACTTCAAGGTTGAGCTCGCGGACAACAACGCATTGCCTGGAAACATCGCGACGCTGGTTCAAAATGCGATCATCAGCGCATTCAATGGCGAAGATGGCGGAACAAGGGCGCGTATTGGCTCAACCATTTATGCTGGCCGTTACTACGCAGGCGTTCAGGCTATCGACAGTGACAACGTTGATATCTTCAGCATCACTATTAGCCGTGACGGTACTACATATCAAACCTCTGCGTCCTTTGGCATTGATGAAGTGCCGACACTGGATGCATCAAACATCTCGGTGACACTGGCATGATAAACGTCGCGGATACCATCCTGACGCAATATGCCGACAGCCCGAAACTCAAATCCCTGACTTACTCGTTCAATGATGCCGTAGGTGTCGAAGGCTTTCTTGATGATTTCTATGACGTGATATGGAACATCCAGACAGCTGATACCTACGGGCTGGATGTATGGGGAAAAATCGTGGTTGTCAGCAGGCAGCTGACGGTGACAGAGAACAAGATTTACTTCGGCTTTAATGAGGCGTCATCAGACCCGATTCTCGTTGACGACCCTCAGCCATTCAACCAGGCACCTTTCTATTCTGGCGAGCTTTTAACTTCAACTGTAACGCTAACTAATGACGCATATCGCAAGCTAATCATGATGAAGGCTGCGGCGAATATATCTGATTGCACCATTCCAAACCTGAATAAATTACTGACCTTTATGTTTGGTGATAGCGGTCGTTGCTATGCAAGAAACGACGGTGAAATGGTCATGAGCTACGTATTCGAATTCCAGCTCTCAACAGTTGAACTGGCAATAGTTCAAAGCTCAGGTGCGCTTCCTGCCCCAATTGGGGTAACAGTTAATATCGTTCAGCAGGTATGACATGAACTCTTCTGATACCCCTTCAAGAATTACCAAAGCATTTGGTGTAAACGGACTTAAAAACACGATCCCTGTTGACTCAAGCACCTCCACAGACAACAACGGCGTAGCGACATTCGACAAAGGATTTCCTGCCGTAACCATGCAGCCATTGAGCGCTGGAGGCATACCGCCATCAGGAAAGGACATGAATGGCGTGCTGTATTCAACAACAATACAGCAGCAATGGCAGAACGCCGGGATGACGTACCCATTCAGCCAGGACTTCTCTGACGCAGTGAGCGGATACCCAAAAGGGGCTATTGTGCCAAGCTCTGTTTATACGGGGCAGTGGTTGAACCTGAATGAAGCCAACGGAACATCACCTGAGTCACCAACTGGCGCTAGCACCGGCTGGGTGCCAATCAATAACTATGGCGTAACTCAAATCACGATGACATCAGGTAGCGTCGTAATGTCATCGCTTCAGGCTGCAAAAGACCGAATCATTATCAGCGGAGCGCTGACTGCTAACGTGAACCTTATTTTCCCGGCGTGGATTAAATCATGGGTAGTTCATAACAACTGTACGGGTAATTTCACGATCACCTGTCGTACTGCCTCTGGTACCGGTGTAGTCGTCATTCCTGGCCTTGTTTCAAGATTATTCTGCGATGGCGTAAATATCAGCGATGAAACCTACAACCCTAATAACGACATGGTTGGAATGGTTGCCCCGTTTGCGGCAAATGCAGCCCCAACAGGATGGCTGAATGCAGACGGAAGTTTGGTTAGCCGTATCACGTATGCCCGCCTCTTCTCGCGAATAGGGACAACATTCAGCGTAGGAGATGGCTCAACAACATTTGGGCTTCCTGATTTACGCGGTGAGTTCGTGCGTGGATGGGACAATGGGAGAGGCATTGACTCAGGTCGTGTCTTCGGTAGCTTCCAGAAGGGTTCCTTGATTTCATTCGATGACAGCGCGAGAAACGCAATCATGGGCATGTGGGGGGGCAACTTCTCAGCAAATGTATCAAGGGATAACTTGGGGTACGACTCATCTTTTGACCTCGGCTCTGTCAGTGCAGCTAACTATATTGAGGGGGTTAACTTCTCCTCGCAGACCGCAACCCTAGGCCAGGCTGGCGCAACAAGACCTCGCAACGTAGCCCTCCTTTATTGCATCAAATATTAAGGCAATGACATGTCTATTTCAGATACCAATCAAGCGAAACGATATGCCTCTATTGCTGAAGTTGCTGCAGCCGAGGCAAAACTATATGCAGATAAATTAGAAGCGGCACCGGACTATGCAGAACAGGCCAGATTATCAGCTGAGTCAGCGCTTGCATCATCCGTCTCGGCCTCAGAATCGGCTTCATCAGCAACACTTTCTGAAAACGCGGCCAGCGATTTTGCCACACAGGCAGCAGCATCAGCAGCCGACGCTGGTTCTGCTGCGGCCGGGGCAATTTCAAGAAGCGTGAAAGTACCTGTGGGTGAGTCTTTATCAGACCTTCCTCCTGCGGCATCCAGAGTTAACAGCGTTATCATTTTTAACTCAGGAGCAGACTCTGAAGTTAAACCACTGTCTGACTTTGCAATTCTTGATTCTGATGGGAAAATACCAGCTTCAATCATCCCGGCAGTAGCGCTTTCTCAGGTATTCGTTGTTAATAGCCAGGCCGCCATGCTCGCTCTTACAGCGCAGGAAGGTGATATAGCCAAGAGGACAGACCTAGGCCTGTCATTCGTTCTGGCAGCAGAGCCAGCAAGCACTCTATCAAACTGGATACAGGTTAATGATGATGTTCTTGCTCAGCTTTCTCAATCTAATGGCGCTTCACTGATTGGGTACAATGCTGAAACTCTGGAAGATGTAGCAGATCGCGTTGACCTTAAGTTAAATGGCGCTAACACCTTCTCTGCCGGGGCAACTCTTTCAAGCCCTAAAGACTTTATCTGGGATGCAGCTTCATCCACCTGGTATTACTGGAGTGGCTCATATCCTAAAACAGTTGCCGCATCATCTTCTCCATCTTCAACAGGTGGGATTTCACCTGCCGCGTGGAGCCCTGCAAGTAGCTCATACCTTCAGTCACTTTTAATTGCTGCAAATGGCGTCAATTACGTAAATGGCGCTGTAAAAACAGTAGCTACGTTTGCGGCAGTAAAAAGCGGATCACATGCCAATGCTCTCTATCTGGTAACAATTGAGCATCACGCAGGTGGCTTAGGAGGTGCCAGTTATCAGCGTTCAGGGACCACTGGAACACCTTCATCAGGCGATGAAGCTCTTTGTTATGATGCCGATGGCGTAGGCTGGAAAATGGTTAAACAGCCGATTCATAGCCCGCGTCAATTTGGCTTCCTTGGCAATGGCACCGATGATTTGGCTGCGTGCAAAAGGACATCAAACTTTGTAGGGCAAAATGGCGGCGGTCGAATTTTCTTTGAAAGTTTATCAGGGAAGAATGACGGTAAAATCAGTAATAACTGGGATATAACATACAGTGGGGTAAGTATTGAAGGTTCGCCTGATGTTCATATCCACACTGAGGCAGCAACAGCTGATGGACACTGCATAGCATTTATAGGCGATCTGGCTACGACATCTGGACGTATCAAACAGGTTGGTATTAGAGGAATAAAGGTATCAGCAAACGGCTCAACCAATCTTGACAATGCAATAGGATTTGCAGGATGTGATGGTTTCTGGGCTACTAATCTTTATATTCCTCATGCGGACAGAAAGGGGGTTACTGCTCAGGTAAACGTTGTTAATGGTGTTTTCAAAGACATTATTATTGATTCTACCAACTATGATGCTGTAACCATCGAAGGTGATACTGTTAATAATGCCATCATCAGTCAAAACTTCGTTATTGAAAATATCACTGTCACATCAGCAGGCAGGGATGGACTGCATATCGCAGGAGCCAGCTCAACAAACCTGGTTGACAGAGTTGTTGTTAGAAACTTCAGGTGCGATGCTGCAGTTGGAAGCGGTGTTAATGCCGGGCTTTGTCAGAACCTTTATATTGATGAGTCAACAAGAGTGAATAACAGCGGTGTTTATGGTTTCAATATTAACAACACCACTGATATCAAAGGCAGATTTAACACTCTTAACAGCCAAAACGCAGGTATTGCTCTTGTATCGTGCTCCAGAGTAAATGCCAAGGTAAGCGTGACAAATGCCGGACTGGCTGGCTCAGGTTCTTCAAACCCATGGGATGCTATATATATTGGCACAGCATCAGATCCACATGTTTTAGATGCCGAGGTATATGGCACATCACATCGATACCTGATTAATGCCACTGGAACGGCAGTAGAGCATATTATTACGTTCTCAAGGCCTGGGCTAATGCCTAGTGGAGTGACCGGCGTTTTAGGAACAAACGTTGTTCAGGTTGTAGTTCGTGACCCAGGGGAGCAAACGACAACCGCCTCCGGAACGCCATCGGTAGTGGGTATTGATTCTATCTACCTAAATCCTGCATCTGCATCTAACTACACGGCATTTTCGGGTGGCGTTGTTGGTAAAACTGTGAATGCCAGATTTAATGGCTCAGCAACAATGGTGCAGGGGTCTACAACAGGAACGTTTAGATTAAAGGGAGCAGTTAACGTAACACCTGCCGCTGGTAGCATGATGTCATTCCTGTACACGTCAGAGGGGATCTGGCGTGAAATTGCCAGGAACTTCTAAAGAAAAGCCCTCTTTCGAGGGCTTCTTTTACTTCAATGGGTTGGTATTGTCTTTGAAGTATCGGTAGGAAAGCCAGTTCATGGCCTTGATGCTCATATGACCTGCATCATGATACATAAGTGATCCCATAGCAAACGGCGTGTATTCGCCATTTTTCTTCATGAGATAGGAAGGGTCGACGATTACGAAATTATCGTATTTACCCGCTTCTTTCTTAAGAATTTCAGATGCAACAAAGAAGTCTTGTATCATCGGGAAGGAATCTCCATCCCCACATTGCTTCCTTTGATAGCACGCAGCAGGATTCTTTTTCCACTCAGGCATTTGCGCAAGTAAGATTACCTTCTTCGCGTGAGCTGAATAGAAATCAAACAGGTTTTTATAATCAAATGTTTTGTAGGAGTAATAAGGGGCCGCGCGTTCCCAGTTATTCCCGACAATGATATATTCGTACTTACCTGAAGCGATCTCCTTTTTGGCAATCTGCCTGAACCGTTGGCAAACCTCAGGGTTTTCCCCAAACGGCGACTCGTCCATAGTAGGCCAGCAAGAAGAAGTGCTCAGTTGTTTAATTTTAACCCCGGCACGTCTACCCATATCGTCAACAAATGGGCTGTAATGTCCAGCGTTAGAGTCGCCAACATAGAGCGCAAGCTTGTTTGATGATTTATCACCCATATAGCAGTTAGCCAGTTCGTCGGTGAATGCTATCCCCCTGCGCCCCTCCGCACTTACGTGACACCATCCATTATCAATTCCCGGATATGATACATCTGTATTTTCGGCAGATATCTTTCTGCCATCAAAGCCGTTTGTATATGAGCAAGCGAAATAGGCGATAAGAGCAACAGCCACGAAAGCAATATTGATACGAATGAAAGACTGCCTGAAGTTCAGGGAGGATTTACGAGTTGGGTTTTCGATAAACTTAAGGCTGATGTATGAAAGGATTATCGTTGCCGCAAAGATACCAGCCTTAACCTTCCATGAATCCAGGATGCCAAGGTAGTTACTGTAGGCAATGAAAGGCCAGTGCCACAGATAAACAGAGAATGAAATCAGCCCAAGCCAAACCACTGGCTTCAGACAATAAATCTTTGACGCTATGTTCTGCTTGAATCCACTGCCACCGGCGATAATCAGGAATGCACCTACTGACGGTATAGCTGAATTGATGCCAGGGAAAACAGATGTTGGCGTTATGGTGAGAGACGACCAGATAATCAAAGCCGTACCTGCAACAACAGCTATCAATGAGTTGAAATTACGAGCCCATTCATATTCTCTGTGCATGAGAGCTAGCGCAGCGCCAAGAAGCAAACCGCCAGAGCGAGTGTGGAGCATGTAATACGCAAACCCCATATCATTTACAGCAATATTCTGCGAAAGTGCGAATGAAACGGCGGCCATAACAATGGCTATTATTCCAAGATGCCTACCTTTAAGCACTCTCGCCAAAACGATCAGCAGAATAGGCCAGATGAAATAAAACTGCTCCTCTACCGCCAGCGACCACATATGCAGAAGAGGCATTTCTTCTGAAGAGGATGCAAAGTAAGCACCAGTGACATCCCAGAAATAAAAGTTAGCTGCGTATATGGATGTGTACAGGTAGCTACCGATTAGTGATGCATAGTCGGCAGGCATCAACAGGAACCAGCCAGCGATGACGGCGCATGTTGATACGACAAACACGTTCGGGACGATTCGCTTTATCCTGCGATTGAAGAAATCCAGAAGCGAAAACGATTTGTTATCAATGCTGCGGATCACAATTCCTGTAATCAGGAATCCGGATATGACAAAGAAGACATCCACTCCAACGAAACCACCGCTGAATGCTTCAATTTTTAGGTGGTAGAGAAACACCAGCATCACAGCCAGCGCCCTCAAGCCGTCAACATCGGCTCTGTATCGTATATTCATATGTCGTAATCAAATGAAAATTAAGTAAATAGGAATAGTACCAGCTAAGGGAAGGTAAAACACCACTTGATCGACACCGCCGATCAGTACTACTGTATTAACATACAGCATCTATCGGAGGTGAGTTATGGGATTCCCGAGCCCTGCAGCAGACTTTGCAGAACAGCGCATATCGCTCGATGAGCGCATCGTATCGAGACCAGCGGCTACGTACTTCATGCGAGCGGGTGCGACGCATTACCGCGAAGGCATACTCAATGGTGCTTTGCTGGTAGTTGATGCATCGCTCACTCCATGCGATGGCTCATTGCTGGTTTGTAGAATGGATGGTGAGCTGAGGATTAAGCGGTACCGAAAATCACCAAAACCTCATCTGGAGGATTTGCAGACAGGAAGACGTGAAGCGATACCGGTGCACGATGATGGAACTAGCCCAGACTCGATATTTGGCGTGATCACCTACATCATAAACGATGCACGCTCTGGTGAGTTTGATGATTGTCCGGTGATGTGAGACAGAAATGGGACACACAAAGCTTTGCATCGGTTTGCAAGGCTTTGCATGTTTTTCGAAGATGGGACGTGTGAGCGCCGTAGTGATGGGGTAAGTTGTTGTTAGCTCAGGTAGTTCCAGGAACTTCTAAGCCGTAGGTCGTAGGTTCGAATCCTACAGGGCGTACCATTAAGTATTAGTAACTTACGCCTCTTTCACTTCCTCCTCATTTCCGGTGTGGGACATATTTGGGACATCAACCCCAAAAATTGAGTCAATTTGCTTCGCGTGTTCCGTTAAATGGTTAGGCGCCAGGTGAGCATATCGACGGACCATTTCGATACTTTCCCAGCCGCCCATTTCCTGCAATACAGATAACGGAACTCCTGACTGAATTAACCAGCTCGCCCATGTGTGTCTCAGGTCATGGAAACGGAAATCCTCAATACCTGCACGACGACATGCTGCATTCCATGCGCTCTGGTCATCAACCCGCATCTTCCTCACTGATGGAGTCTTAGAGCCGTCAGGACGAACGCCGGCTTTCATATGGACGAACACCCATTTATGATGATTGCCAATCTGATCGCGCAGTACCTTACAGGCCGTATCATTCAGCGCTACGCCAATAGCTCTGTTTGATTTACTGTCTTCAGGATTCACCCAGGCAACCCGACGCTGCATATCGATTTGTTGCCACTCCATATTGATGATGTTCGAACGACGAAGGCCGGTTGCCAGCGCAAACTTAACAACCGACTTCAGTGGTTCAGGACATTCCTCAATAAGCCTCTTCGCTTCCTCATGCTCCAGCCAGCGTACCCGCTTATTTCTTACGGCCGGCACCTTAATCACTGGTGCTTTCTCCAGCCATTTCCAGTCACGCTCTGCCGCACGCAGGATAGCTTTCATCAGTGCCAGATGCTTGGCCTTGGTGGAAGTAGTGACGGGAGAGGCTGAATACACCGGTGCCGGCTGCCCATTCTTCTGAGCCGCTGCTGCCTGAATTTTCCATATCTCAAGCAGCTTGCGGTTGCTCATCTTGTTTACTGCTGAGTAAATCCTTTGCTCAGTGACATCTTTTAAACGAATCCCTTCGAAATGTGCCAGCCAGAAAGCCATGCGACTGCGGTCGTCTTTCAGTGACTTCTTCTCGGCTTTTTCCTCAAGCCACCGCATGCAAGCATCATCAAACGTTACATCAGGGAAATCGCCAAGTCGGTCTACTCGCCACAGTTCAGCTTTGCGCTTGTCATGTAGCTCAGTAGCGAGCCGTTTGTCG